CAACCTCCGCGTTTCTAAAAAAGAAGTGCAAAAAATTCAAGATTGTGCTGATAAATTGGAAACAACGAGGACAGATGCGATTATGAAGGGTATAGACTTGCTTAAGGCCGAATTAGACAAAGAGTAAAGCAACCGGGTGACCGTGGAAAGTTAGCCCGATTGCTTTACGCACAAACCAAGGAGGTTTGATAAATCTATTCTATCATACCTTCCTTGAAAATGCAAGGAGGTTTAAAAAAATGGCAAAGTCAAAAATCGTTCAATATCCGTTGCGGCATGGTGCCCCCGACAAACAAAATACGCTTTGGTCTATTGGGGTTCACAGGGTTTTTACGAACACCTATCGCTTCCAATACGAAAGTGGTGAAAAAGGGTGGACGATACGGATAGAGGCCAGCGCGTTTGAAAATGTTGCCGCGCTGGTTGATCAGTGCCGTCATATCATGGGCTGGGATATCCCCACCGAAGGGAAGGAGGCGGAGGCGCTGTGAACGACCTTCAAATCTTTACATACGAGGGAACGCCCCTCCGAACCGTGGAGCGGGAGGACGGCCTGTGGTGGGTGCTCCGGGATGTGTGCGACGCTCTAAGCATTGTAGATAGCAAAACCGTCCCCCGCCGCCTTGATCCCGACGAGGTGCGTCAAATCCCCCTCATCGACAGTAAAGGGCGGACACAAATGCAGTACGTCATCAACGAACCCGGTCTGTACTCTGTCATCCTCCGATCCGACAAACCCCAGGCCAAGGATTTCAAGCGCTGGGTGACACATGAAGTTCTCCCCGCCCTTCGGCGCACCGGATCCTATGACATGGGCGTGGCCCAGCCCATGACCCCAGCCCAACTTCTCGCCGCGCAGGCGCAGGTACTGGTTGAGATGGAACAGCGCGTAAACGAAATGCAGACCCATACCCAGGTCTTGGAGGCAAAGGTGGACACGGCTATCAAAGCCTTTTCCCGTCCGTCGGAGGATCACTGGAAAGCGGACACGGACGCCGCGATCAAAGCGCTGTGCGCGGAACAGCATTTGAGCGTTACCGCAACCAAGGGCCGTATGTACGCCGAGCTGGAACGCGCCGCGGTGTGCAATGTAAATTCCCGCCTGAGCCGTCTCAGGCAGCGGAAACGGAAAGCTGGTATGCGCCACAGGGACGTTATGGAACTGACAAAGTTGGACGCAATCGCGGCGGACAAGCAGCTTCGGGCCATCTTTGATGGCATTGTCCGGAGCTGGCAGGCAAAAGCCATTGCCACATCGGCGGACGTTGACGGCTGAATGAGGTGCTTGCGTGAATGAAAAAAACAGTATCCGGGAATTGATTGAACAGGCGCGGAATACCCGTCACTTGGTCTACGAAATTGCGGCGGCGTATCTCGGCGTTCCGCCGGATCGGGTTTTGATACGTCCTTTGGAGGAAAAGTCCGAAGATTCACAAAAATGCACATAAATCCCACACAAACCCTGCTGGAATGCCACCCAGCGGGGTTTGTTTTTTGGTATTCTATTAACATCAGGAGGGAATCGGTGGTGTCGCATAAACGTTACAACCCAAACCCCGCCGGGAAAAGCGTCGGGGACTGCACCGTCCGGGCGATCTCGAAGGCTCTCGGCCAGACGTGGGAGCAGACCTATGTGGGGCTGGCCTTGCAGGGGTTTATGATGGGCGACATGCCGAGCGCGAACGCAGTTTGGGGCGCGTACCTCCGCAAACATGGGTTTTCCCGCCGCATTCTGCCCGATACCTGCCCGGATTGTTACAGCGTGGCGGACTTCGCCGCCGACCATCCAAAGGGAACATACATTTTGGCGATTTCCGGCCACGTCGTGTGCGTTGAGGATTCCGATTATTATGACACGTGGGACAGCGGCGGCGAGGTGCCGGTTTATTTCTGGGAAAGGACGTGTGATTAGTGGCATACAACAACTTTTACCAGCCGTATCCGGGCTATCAGCAGCCGGGGTATTACCCGCCGCCCGTGCCGGATCAGCTCGCCCAGCTGCGCCAGCAGCAGATACAGCAGCAGTTCCAGCAGCCGACCCCGCCGGTGCAGCAGGCCCAGGTGATGCAGAATTCGCAGCCGGCGTCGAGCGGCGTCAACTGGGTGCAGGGCGAGGAGGGCGCAAAGGCGTACATGGTCGCGCCGGGGAACAGCGTGATCCTGATGGACAGCGAGGGCATGACCTTCTACATGAAGGCCGTCGACGCGAGCGGGATGCCGCAGCCCCTGCGTATCTTCGACTACACGGAACGCACGACGGCCAACAGAGGCCCCATAGCAGCCGCACCCACGCCGGTCATGGATTACGTCACCCGGGCGGAGTTCGAGGCGCTTGAGACCCGCCTGGAGGCGTTGGCAAACAAGCCCTGCAAATGTTCGGAGAAACCGGAACGGAAAACAAAACCAAAGGAGGAACCGGTCGATGAATAACCCTCTGTTTCAGGCAATGGGCGGCGGCGCGCCGCAAAACCCGATGATGCAGCAGTTTCCAAAGTTCATGCAGATGATGCGGGGGAAGAATCCGACCGCGATGCTCAATGAGCTGGTTTCCTCTGGGAAAGTCAATCAGGCGCAGCTTAACGCAGCGCAGCAGCAGGCCCAGCAGATGGGCGGCATGTTCGAGCAGTTTAAGGGCATGTTCGGAATGTGACGTACATTTTCCCGAATCAGGGGATGTAAATATCATCATAAAGGAGAGTTTTTATGTCGGTTTTTAACGAGGGCGGCGGCGTCCCCGCCGTCATGAACGTGACGCCCGCGGGCAGTTCCAACAGCAACGGCAACTGCGGCTGGGGCGGAGACTGGGGCGCGTTTATCGTGCTCTTCCTCCTGTTCGGCATGTTTGGCTGGGGAGGCTTCGGCGGCTGGGGCGGTGGCTTCGGCGGCGGAATGAACGGCGGCGTCGGTTCTGAGGTACAGCGCGGCTTTGACCATTCTTCCGTGGTAACCAAGCTGGACGGCATCACGAACGGCCTGTGCGACGGGTTCTACGCGGCCAGCAACGCGATCAACGGCGTCGGCACGACGGTGATGCAGGGTTTCTCGCAGGCCGAGCTTTCGCGCTGCAACCAGCAGGCCGCGCTGATGCAGCAGCTCAACACGATGCAGTACCAGGCTCAGGACTGCTGCTGCCAGACACAGCGTGCGATTGACGCGGTCAACTACAACCTCGCCACGCAGAGCTGCGACACGCGCAACACAATCCAGAACACGACCCGGGACATTATCGACAACCAGAACGCCAACAGCCGCGCAATCCTTGACTTCCTGACGCAGGACAAGATCGCGACGCTGACCGCCGAGAACCAGTCGCTGAAGTTCCAGGCGAGTCAGACCGCACAGAACGCGTTCATCACGGCCAATCAGGAGGCGCAGACTGCCGAACTGATCCGGCGTCTGGGCCGCGACTGCCCGGTGCCGGCCTACGTCGTGCCGAACCCTAACTGCTGCTACGGAAACCCCGTAGGCGTCAACTACGGCAGCTGCGGCAACTGCGGGACATGCTAAAACTCCATATCGAAACAGCTTTTCCCGCAATGGGAGATGTTCGGCCCATGCCGATTTTGTAAAAAAAGCGGCGGGGCAATCGTCCCGCCGTTATCTTTTATCAGGAAGGAATGATTTCTTTGGCAGAGTACACAGGCGTCGCCGCGCAGACCGTCGCGGCCGGCCAGAACGTCGTATTTACAGAGTCTCCCGTCTGCTGCAACCGCGGCTATGTCGTCCACCGCGACGGTTCCGGCGTTTTCACGCTTCGAGGCATGACGCAGCAGTGCAAGGCCCGGTATAAGGTGACCTACGGCGGCAATATCGCGGTTCCGGCCGGCGGCACAGCCGGCGCGATCTCGATTGCGCTGGCCCTCGAGGGCGAGCCGCTTGGCAGCGCGACGGCCATCGTCACGCCGGCAGCGGTTGAGGAGTTTTTCAACGTATTCACCGCCGTCTATGTGGAGGTTCCGCGCGGGTGCTGCGTGAGTGTGGCCGTTGAGAACACCAGCACACAGCCGATCACCGTGGCAAACAGCAATATCATCATCGAGCGTGTCGCTTGAGAAAGGGGATGCAACTATGAAAGCATTGGAAGATCTGCGCGAGACCCTCTGC